TGTTGCTCTCATATACACAGGTAAATCAGGAGCAGTAGAACGCAAACGTGAACGCATATAGTTCCAAGCATACGGAGTAGACCATTGGGTTAATTCGTCAAACCCTATCCAACTAAATGCCAAACCTTGATAACGAAGTACATCATCGTCACGGTCTAGGTAAGACATCCATAATCTTGCACCTGATGGTGCTTCCCATTGCATCTTTCTTTCTGACCACTTTATACCCTTCCATATTTGAGGATACATTTCCTTAGATTTAAATATAAGTTCTCTAAGTTCTTCTGTTGTGTGTCGCAGTAGCAACCCACTAAATGATGGATGACCCATATATCTTAAAGGGTCTGCAAGCATGGCATATGATTTACCACCACCTGCTGAACCACCGTATAATACTTCTCTTTCACCTGCTGCAAGAAACTCTGTCTGTGGTCCTGTATTTGGTTTGAAGATTACATTTCGTTCTTCTATAGGTACTGCTTCTACATCTGATACTTCTTGTATCTTAGGCTCTTGCACCTGTTCTTTCTTCTTCAATGGCTTTCGCCTTTTGTATCGCCTTTTCTGCGTACTCAGACCACTTTCTGAGAGTTCTAGCTTGGTTCTTACGTTGTCTTTCATGCATTAACCTTTTTCTTAACCCTACGTGAGATATCTCTCGTTTTGTTTTAGTTGTAATCCAATTAGCAACTTCACGATATGAATACTGTTTTACATACTTTCTTGCCATTTCTATGGCTTCTAACTCGTATGGTACTGGGTCAAGTAAGTCAGAATCTTGTTCGTTTATTTTATATCCAAAGGGTATAGTCCTAGCTATACGAGGTATCTGTACCCATTCTTTTTGTTCTTCGTCTTTTAAGTCTGTTGGTTGTGGTAACTTCCACTTACCTACACTTCTATCCATCGTTCTTTGGTGGTAAGAGCATAACACCCCCAGTGCTTTCTACTTGCATCTTCTCAGTTTTCACTAAACCTGTCCTGTCTAGCAATTCTTTTGCCGCAGACATCTTATCTCTTATACCTAGCTCTGTAGGGTCGTATAAGCCTCCTACCATAGCCATTGCAGCTTTAGGTGCATTCCTACTCATAAAAAGCTGTGTAGCCTCTAGAATCTCATCTTTGAGCGATTTAACAATATCTGTAGTACTAGAGCTTTCAGAATAACCTGCCAACTTCTTAGCCGCCACTACATCCCCACCTGCTTCATCAAATAAAACAGATAGAAACTTTTGTTGTCTTTCAGTTAGTTCTCTACTCATTATGCTACACTTTCTCTTGCATATACTCTATCAACTCGTGTTATCAGTCTCTGTGCTCTGTTAGGAGTTTGTTTGAACCAACGAGAATCTTCCATCTCATCTGCCATTCTTGCCCAATCACAATCCTCTACAGCAGCAATCATGTTCTTAAACTTAGATAAACGAGGTCTGCCTAATTGAAAACACATATTGGCTAATACATGTTGTATCTCTTCAGGCAGATTATCAAATTGCGAAAACAATAGGTTACAATCTTTTATAGTCGTTTCTATGTCTTTCGCAAACCAATCATCAACTTGTTCGTTTGGAATTTTTGTGCCCATCGGCTGTTCATAGTACTCTTCATCCCATTCGGTAATTAGGTGTCCAATACCCCCTGTAGGATATCCTTCTGAGCATCTATATGTTTCATATCTAACACCTTCATCGTCTGCTATTTCGTTCTGTAGTTTTATTAAATTCATTAATTACTTACTTTCCTTGATGTTGTACTAATCATGTGTTCTAGGTGACTTACTAAAATCTTTCTCATATTCTCTGCTCTTTGTCTGTTAGTAAAAGAGTATTCACGAATATCATCATTACTTATCTTGAGAGAGAATGTGTAGAAAGCACCCTGCTTAATAATACTAGAAGCACTACCATTGGCTACTCTAGCAGGATTGATTAATGTACCGAAGTTTGTTTCAATTATGTTTGACATTATTTCTTCCCCATAATCTTCATAGCTTGTCCTGCACCCTTGATACCAAATGATGCACTAATAGCTATAAACAAAAGATACTGATACCACTCAGGAAGTGTATTCAATACCTCAAACCCTGTTCTTACATATTCTGTCATGCTAGGAATGAACACTAGTATAGCAGGTAAAAGTAAAACTGTCAAGGCAAATTCGTCTTTCCATGAATTATCTGTGGCATCTGCCATAGACTTTTCCCATTCAACTTCGCCTGTAGCTACTTTCTCAGCTACAACTGCTTTAGCTTTAGCTTGTGCTACCTTTGCTTGTCCTTCAGCTTTAACCTTCTCAACCTTGCTTTCCATCCATGAACCTGCAAGATTAGCTATAGGACCTATCAATGCTCCTAACATTACTTATGCTCCTTATGTTCGTGACCCATCCATATACCAAACACACCTGTCATAACACCCATCACTACAGATACAAAGGCTGACTGTGCTGCTGTTGGTGCATCAAGTTCCATAAACCATTCAGCACATCTCCATGACATAATCGTACTCGCAAGCATCATACATCTTGGTAGTATCTTCCATTTCAGAAACTGCTCAACTGTTACCACTAAAGTCTTTCCTGTCTAACTTTTTGTTTTGCTTGCCACTGTCTCAGAGCTTTTACGTGTTTTAGCATTAGATAGTTTCCTACCTTCTGGAAGGGCTTCGCTAATTTTAGATATAGCTCGTATTTTCTCATCTAAATCTCGCCGTTTTTGCAGCAATCTTTTTGGGCTGTTGAGATACTTGTCTACCTGCTCTAGTTGCTCTGCGTTTAGCAGCCGTACTGGCGGCGTATTCTGCACTAGAAAGAGCCTTAATTGCTTTCTCAGGTAAATAACGCTCACCTGTAGCTTTTGACCCTTGTGTACTAGGCTTCCCACTTTTAGTTGTCCACTTTTGTTTTGTCCAGTTTACTAGAGATTTTTGTGGTGCTCTCATATGCTTCCTTTATTTGTTCTATTGTTCTAAAGCATCCTACACAGATATTTCCTTGTAACTTACAGATGCCTACACAAGGACTCAAAATCTTCCTACCCATTTACCTGCAGCCCATGCTAACAATCCTGCAAAGAATATGACAACTATAAATGCTATTCCGTAGCCTACATATTCCATCAACTCTTGTTGACGCTTCTCTGCCATTTTTTCTTGATAGCGTCTAGACTTACGAGCTTCAGCTTGAAAGGCTTGCCAATCTTGCCACAATCCGGGTCTACCTAGATATATCATCATCTTCTTGAGTTCTTCTTCTTTTTCTTTTATCTGCTCAAGAGCCATGAACTCTTCTAAGTCTGAACCACCTACACCTTTAGCTTTCTTTTTCTTGAGGTTCTTTTCTATTGCTTCCTTTGAAAATACGAAATCGCTTATATGTTTAGCACATCCACTCAGTTCTTTACCGTTGGATACGAATTGTTTTATAACACTGAAAGCAGCATTAGCTGCAGCTAGTTCTGCTAACATTTTATTTTTTCCTTATAGGTTTGCAGTATGCTGTTATCTGTAAATTAGGTCCTTCCTTTTGTGGTATTGAAGGTTGCTTGTGTAACCTTTCTGCAAAATACAAGCATCTATCTATGTCTTGAAAGGTTTGTGTTTGGTCTACTACTCTTAATCCCATCATAAACACAAGCACAAACTCAATCATTTATTTATACAGGTACTCCTTGTACCTCCTCATTCTTTTTTTCTGTGTGACATTCGCAATTACATTCTTCGCAGTCACACTCATAACACTCACAAGTCTCGCATCTATCCACGGTATCCTCCACCTGCTGCTTTATATCTTTTGGCAAGCATTTGGGCTTTTCTTGCAGACCATTGACCGGGTGCACCACCTGAACCACCTGATTTGATTTGACTAAATAATTTTTTACGCATGGTTGGTTTAGTATAATTCCCAGCACTGTTTACGGTACTCCCGCCTTTATTTAACTTGATTTTAGACAAAGCCTTTGCTTGACCTGCGTGGGCTTTACTAGCTTTCTTTAATTTACTTGCTACTTTTTTTATTGTTGCTTTTACTTTTTTTGGTGAGTGACCCATTAGTATCCTCATATAAATTATTAAACGTAGTATAGGGGTCTAGGTAAGATTCGTGTGCCTCTGCTGAATGTGTCCACTGTGATGGTGTAAAATCAGGAGCACCTTCACCTGTAACCCACAGAGCAGGACTTGTGGCTCTTACTCTGTTATTAGGCAATGCTACAATGTTACCTGTCCATTTACCTGCATCAATCAAATACATTACGTGTGATTGTTTATGCTGTGCAGGGTCATCTGCTATGTCACTGTCTGTGTAGTCTACAGTAAACATATACTTCGCTTTGTAGAACTCATTGTTTATCTTACATAGCCACGGACTAGAACTTACTCTGTCCATCACTATAACGCTATGGTGTCTTGACTCACAATCCCAAGGCTGACATAAGTGGTCTTCCATTGGTTCTGCCCATTCATCTACAGGTATGTCAGCTACAAGTGCTTGTATCGGCATCCTAGCCCACATTGCACCACCATGTATATTTTCTTCTTCAGTACAACCTGTGAAGACTACCTGAAAACTTAATGACCTATCAGGTATGGTATTGACTGCAAACGCTAATGCGTGGAGATATTCTCCGTGGTAGTCCAGATGATTACATGTGAACTCCCTACGTACCCAACATTTAAAATGTGGTACGTTACTTATAAGATACGACATTACTTACGTTTAGCTGCTCCACCTCTAGCATAACCTTTGGACTTTTTCATTCCACCTTTAGCCATATACTTAGTCTTCTTCATGCCGCCTTTAGCCATGTATTTTGTTTTCTTC